AAAAAAAGACAGGAGGCAAGACATGAAAAAGATTGAAAGAGGAATCATGTGGGCAGCAGCGATATCAGCCATGGTTCTAGGAATCACGCAGACAGCGACCGCCATCATCCGTGGCGAATGGTTCATGGCTTTTGTTTTTGGGGTGTTCATCGCAATAAGCAAAGGGATGATGGAAGCCCTGGACGCTAAGAAGAGAAAGGAGGTATCCGATGACGGAGACGCAGCCTAACATCAACCCAGCAGGACGGTACACCATCGCCAAGACCTGCGAGATTCTACAGATCAACCGCACCACCCTGCACCGCCACACCAAGAAGGGTCACATCAAGGTTTACTACCGCAAGAGTACGAACCGACCATTCTACAAGGGGCTGGACATTTTGAAATTTTGGCAGATTGCCATATAACATAAGTTTAACGTTTAGATTGAAGAAATTATGGGATTATTTAGTAACAAAGAGACAGAAGAGAAGAACGAGTTCGGATTCATCGGAGCTTCAGAGTGGATAAACGAACAGGCTAAGACTGCAAAAGCCTTCAACGAGGAGGACGACAAGATGGCTGGGCAGGACAAGCCAAAGCAGGCTCGGTTTCATGGAGAAATTGGAGCATGACAATGAGATGACAGCAGGCTCGAAAGAATTAATGAAACACTTGATAGAAATCATTTAATACAGCAACATGAGAATAGAATTCAAAACCATCACCATTAAGAACTTCAAGGGAGTTCTTGGCGAGAGAACAATCAACTTCAACCCAACGCTCACCCAGATCATGGGAGCGAACCACGCAGGCAAGACCACCATCGTGGATGCAGTACGCTGGGTATTGTTCGACAAGAACAGCGAAGGAATGCAGGTATTCGGCATTGACCCGAAGGACGAGAACGGACAGGTTATCCACCACCTCGACAATACCGTAGTGCTGGAATTGACAGCAGACGGAAAAGACTACAAGCTCGAAAAGGTAAGAACAGAGACCTGGACGAAGCCACGTAAGAAGGAGGAGGCAGAGATGAAGGGACACACCACCAAGTTCTTTGTCAACGAAGACAAGTACACCGCAAAGGACTATGCGGCATTCATTGACAGCCTCTGCAAGGAGGAGCTTTTCAAGATGCTGACAATGCCTTCATACTTCCCGAACCTTCCAGCAGAGAGCCAGCGCAAACTGCTGATTAAGATGGTCGGCAGCACCAGCGACGAAGATATCGCAGGCGACAACGAGGACTTCAAGGCATTGCTTACGACCCTGGCAGGTACGGACATTCAGAAGTATCGAGAGCAGCTCCGATACAAGATTTCCGAGCTGAAGAAGGAAATCGGGCAAATACCAAGTCGCATCAACGAGAACACCGAGGAGCTGAAGAAGCTGGAGAAAGACAAGCCGAACTTCGAGCTGACAAGAAAGAGAGTCAAGGAAATCGAGAAAGGCATCGAGAACATCGACAATGAGCTCACGGACTTAAGCCGCACCGTAGACGCAGATTTCAACGAGCGCACAAAGGAGCGCACCGAAATAAACAAGCTCAAGAAGCGCATGGAGGAAATCGTACAGAGCTACCAGGATAAGAACACGGCAGAGGAGCGCAAGCACAAGAAAGCCATCGACGATGCCAAGTACGAAATCGAGGTAACAGACAGATCCATCCGCAACGCCAAGGCTGCGGTCGAGGATGCGGAAGCGCAGCTCAACAAGATAACCATCGCAAGCGAAGACTTCAAGAACCGCTGGAATAAGCTCGACCAGACGACATTCTCCTGGGACGACAACCAGGAGGTCTGCCCTACCTGCCACCAACGCCTGCCACAGGAAGACATAGACCGCATGAAGGCAGAGATGGAGGGTAACTTCAACGACAACAAGAGCAAGCAGTTCGACGCAATGTACGAAGAGGCAGCCAGAATCAAGAAGCGCAAAGCTGACGCAGAGGCAACCATCAAGACCGCCAAGGACAACCAGGTAAAGCTGGATCAGCAGCGCACGGAGCAGGAAGAAGCCTTAAAGAAGGCGCAGGAAGCTCAGCCGAACCTCGTCTATCACACGGACGATGAGGAATACCAGCAGCTGCAGATGGACGTGAACACAAGAACAGCAGCCCTTGAAGCAAGAACCGCTGAAGAGACAAGCGATACCAGAGTGCAGCAGGAAGCCAACCTCAAACAGCGCAAGGCTGAGCAGAACCGACTCCGAGACGAGCTCCGAGATGAGCTGGCGAAGGAACAGCGCATCACCGACAAGCAGAACCGCATCAAGGAGCTGGAGGACAGACAGAAGAGCTTGAACCAGCAGCTAACAGACCTGGAGAAGCAGGACTACACAGCCGAGCAGTTCACCATCGCCAAGATTACAGACCTGCAGACAAAGGTCAACAAGCTCTTCACAAACGTTCAATTCCAGATGTTCGAGCCATTCATTACAACAGAGGGAATCAAGACGACATGCGAATGCACAATGCACGGCACGCCTTACAGAGACCTCTCGACCAGCGAGAAGATAAACGCAGGAATCGACATCATCAACGCAGCCTGCCGATTCAACGACATCTACGCACCTTTGCTCATTGACAACGCAGAGAGCATCACGGACATCTTGCCGACAAGAAGTCAGCAGATTCTCCTCATCGTTTCACGAGACAAGGAGCTAACGATAATTCAGTAACAATTTTAAAAAGAAAGTGATTATGACACAAACACCTCAACAGGGAGGACAGCAGCCGCAGACGCAGCTCACCTCACAGAACGCAACTGCTTTAAAGCGCATGCAGGAAGAGACAACGCAACAGATTATGGAAAGAGTAACAGGCTGGCAAGAGACAGGCGAGGTCGTCCTGCCAAAAGGCTACCACGTAGGAAACGCCATCAAACTAGCCTGGCTTTACCTCCAGACGGTAGAGAACCTGCAGCACCAGAAGGCAATCGACTACTGCACCAAGGACAGCATTTGCAACGCCCTCTTGAACATGGTCATCAACGGAGAATACCCACAGAAGCATTGCTACTTCATCATGTACGGCAACCGCCTCGAATGGCAGGAGCGATACCTGGGTAAGCTCATGCGAGCAAAGCGAGACACAGAAATCGGGAAGGTCAACGCCCAGGTCATCTACGAAGGAGACGAGTTCGTCTACACAATCGACGAGAACGGAGAGAAGCAGCTGGTCAAGCATGTGCCGAACCTTGCCAATATTGACAACACCAAGATTCTCGCAGCCTACGCAGTGGTCATTAACAAGGACGGCACACGCCACATCGAGGTTATGACAAAAACGCAGATCCAGAAGGCATGGGAACAGGGAGCCATGAAGGGCAATAGCGGAGCACATAAAAACTTCACAGACCAGATGTGCATGAAGACCGTCATCCAGCGAGCCTGCAAGATTGCCCTCGACAGCACCGCTGACCCAGGCGATGACGACGACGACCCAAACCACTACGACGAAGCGACAGCAGAGCGAGAGGCTGCACAAGGCAGACAGGCTATCGATGCAGAAGCGGTGGAGGTCAAGGACGAACAGGTAGCCGCACCAGCTCCGAAGGGACTCGAAGCTAACGCAAGCTACATCGACATGAGCAATACACAGCAGCCAGCAGCAGAACCTGCTCCTGCTGCCAACGCAAACGCAGGGACAGGAGCCAGCAGAGCCTGCCCATTGCCATAACCATAGGAGGGAAGAGCAATGAAGATGACAATCCTCGGAAGCAGCAGCAAGGGAAACTGCTACGTCTTGCAAAACGACAGCGAAGCCCTGATCATCGAGGCAGGCATGAGCCTCGCAGAGGTCAAGAAGGCACTCGGATGGGACATCGCAAAGGTGAAAGTTTGCATAATCTCACACCAGCACAACGACCACGCAGGACACGCAGCCGAATACGAGAAGGCAGGAATACCGCTGCTGGCTCTCCCCTCCGTTATTGAAGCCAAGAACCTGGAAGCAACCACAACCACCGCCATCAAGGATGGGTGCGGTTACATTTACGGAGGCTTTAGGATCCTGCCATTCAAGGTGAAGCACGACGTACCATGCGTAGGATACCTCATCGAGCACCAGGAGACAGGACGCATCCTGTTCTTCACGGACACCTACGCAATGCCTTACGATTTCCCGAACATCACCCACTTCATGGCAGAAGCGAACTACAGCGACGAGATTCTCGACCACAACGTCCTCGAAGGCTACATACCAGCAGCACTCCGAAGAAGAGTTATCACCAGCCACATGAGCATCGACAACACCATCGGAATCTTGAAGCGACACGACCTCACCAAGACGAAGGACATCCTCCTAATCCACCTTTCAGATGGAAACAGCAACGAGAAGGAGTTCATCACCAAGGTGCGGAGAGCGACAGGTAAGACAACGAGAGCAGCCAGCCCAGGAATGGAGCTGGACTTCGATAAAGGATTTATTGACATTTAAATTTTACAACATGGCAGAAGAAAAAGAAGAAAAAATCAAAATCGTAGAGCCAGGACGAGAGAACGACAAGCTCACGAAAATGGCAGAAGGAGTCTATAAGACTATCGATGACTACAGCGAGAAGAACGAGCTGCACTGCTTAGTTCTCATGGCAGACAAGACAGGAGGCGCATCCTTCATCATCGGAGACGAAAAGATGATAGCCAAAGAGTTCAAGGAGCTCACAGGATATCACGAGGCATTCAAAAAAGTTTTAAACTTGATAAAGAAATAACAACATGGAAAAAGAAGTAATTCAAGTAGAGATCCCAGCAGGCAAGAAAGCCGCATGGGTGGATGGTTTCCTCAAGCTCGTAGATGCAGAAGAGGAACAGAAGAAGGACGAACGTCCTATCACGGAGAGAGTGAAGACATTCGAGGATGCCTGCAAGGAGCTGGGCGAAGACCACAAGCTGGTACAGCAGTACAGAGCTATAGAAGGAACGCCACTGATGGATAGCATTGATGTTGTAGCATACTTCAAGCTGCGCATCATTACTGCGGCACTCAACGAGGGATGGGTACCACAATTCACAGAAGATGAAGAACGATGGTACCCTTACTTGACACTTTGGTTTGAAGGAGAGCTTGAAGACAAGAGCGACGAGTGGAAAGACGAAAGAAACCTACAAGTCCCTGTTGTTGTTGGTAGTGCGCACTCCGGCTCCGATGTCGGTGTTTCGGCTCTGGCCTCGGACTTCGTTGCGTCGGATTCGGTCACGTACGTCGGGTCTGCCCTCGTCTTCCGAAAAAGCGAAATCGCCCGCTTTGCGGGTCAACAATTCACAGAATTATGGGCAAATTATTATACAGGAAAGGAGGTAACATCATGGAGAAATATCTAGGACTTGAATACGAAGACCTTGCAGAGCGAGAGCAATACATCAAGGACAACGCAGACAGCATCGAGAACATGGGCTACAGCAAGCCTATTCCAAGCGATCAGATAGAGAAATTGAAGGAAACCCTGGCAGATGCCAGCATCAAAAAGCTGGAGCAGGAAGAGGCGAAGAAGGCAGCCGTCCAAATGTACAACGAGGAAATCAAGGGCTACAAGCTCACTATCAAGGACGCAGCAGACAAGCTCAAGAGCAAATCGACCTACGTGAAGGAGCCATGCTACAAGCTCATCGACCAGCAAAAAAGACAGGTCGGCTACTACACCAAGGAGGGTACGCTGGTCTACCAGCGAGCAGCACGCCACGACGAGCTGCAACCTAACATTTTTAAGCTCGCACCCAAGACAGGAACCGACGACAAGTAACAGAAGTTTAACATAAAAAGAATTTAAAAATGACAAAAGAAGAGCAAAACGCAGCAACCAAGGCTGCAATCGAGAGAATCCAGGAGTTGAACGAAAGAAATGGAGGATACTGCATCCGATTCGGAGAAGCCCTCCCACTTAAGGAGCCAAAGGCAGTCAGCATCCACGGTACCATCGACGCACCAGCACGCTGGGTAGAGAAGCGCAAAGACGACATCGTGTCGGCAGACGCACACGTTCTGGTGGACAGAGACCGAATGACCATCACGCTGAACACCGACGAGAACAGCGCATACATGGATCAGATTGTCGGCACGCTGACCCTCTCCACCGAGATGCAGGAGTTCGGCATCAACACAGGAGAGTACATGAGCTGCTTCGACATGGCAGACCGCATCAAGCAGCTCCGCACCTACTTCGAGACACAGCAGGAAGCCATGAAGCTGGTAACAGAGCTCCGCAGCTTCAAGGCTAAGATTGACAAGGAGCTGGAGCTGAGCGACGACAAGCGAGGCAACCAGACGATCATGCGAGCACAGACGGTAGAAAGCAACCTGCCGAAGAGCTTCAAGGTCAACATGCCAATCTTCAAGGGAACCGAGAAGCGCACATTCGAGGTCGAGGTGGAGATTAACCCGAACGACCTCTCCTGCACCTTGGTAAGCCCAGACGCACACGACATCGTAGTGCAGGAGCGAGACAGCCAGATGGACGGAGTACTTGTACGAATTGCAGAGGCTGCACCGAACATTGTGATTATCGAGCAATAACAACAACAACCACCGAGGGAGCCGCCACAGAGCGACTCCCGAAAGTGATTACAATAAAATCAGAAACATGAGCAGGAATACAGACAAGAGTTCTATCGTCATCAACACGAAAGACGCAGAGAACATGCTGCAGGACTTCACGAAGGAAGAGGCTGGGGAGATTTTCATGGCTTTGCTCGCCTACGCCAACAGAGGCGAAGAGTTCAAAACCAACGACAGGTCGATGCGTACCCTGTTCAGAACGCTACAAGCCAACATCGACAGGAACAACGAGAAGTACGAAGAGAAATGCGAGCGCAACCGACAGATTGCAATGGAGCGAGAAAAGAAGAGAAAGGAGGCACGAGAAAAGGATAAAAAAGAAGAGCACGAACGTACACGAACGTACACGAACGTGAACGAACGTGAACGAACGTCACCTATAGGGATAAAGATAGGGAATGAGATAGGGATAGGGATAGAGAATGAGATAAACAATAAAGGGTTTAATAATATTAAAGAGGCTAAAGCCTCTACGTCAGAAACAAGTTCTGACGCTGCAGCAGAGCCGCAGGCACAGGCGAAGAACGAGGAAAATCAAGCCAAGAAACAAGACAAGATAGACTTCGAGAAGGTGCGCCAGCAGTTCAACAGACTCATGCAAGACAAGGCAATCCCGAAGCTCAAAGGCAAAATCGCAGGACAGCGCAAGGCATTCTTTGAAGCACGAGTTCGAGAATACGGCATTACGTCTGCATACCGAGTGATGATTAAGGCAGCAGAGAGCGGATTCCTCAACGGAGGAGGAAGAAACGGATGGCTCGCCAATTTCGAGTGGATATTCAGACCAAACAATTTCCCGAAGGTGCTCGATGGCTACTACGACAATCCGCAGCCACAGGTACCAACGGCAACAGCAACAATAGGAGGTTACAACAATGGGACAGAAACACCAGCCGCAAGCGGTCGGACAATTAATCGGAACGAACAGAGGGCGACAGAACAGCGTGAGCGCATCCAGGGCTACGCAGGTGTCGCAAGCAAATGGAGGCAAATTGCTGACAGCGACGCTGCAACGATGGGAAACGAGGGATAGCCTCCTTCAGACTTTCCGCATCGACAAGCAGATAGAGCTGACGAACATACCCGAGAGGTGCTTTTTTCAGAACGCCCCCACCCTTTGGACGGTCAACCTAGCATACGGATTCGGGACAGCGCAGGAATGGCTGGCATACCAGATAACCGACCTTTCCGAATTCAGCGGAGCCAAGGACAAAATCACGGACAGGCAGCTCGACCAGATCATACAGCTCATAACCGACGATTACGGATTTTTGAACATGGCAGAGATAATGCTTTTCTGCCGCAGATTCAAGAAAGGCAGCTACGACAAGTTCTACGGAAGCGTTGACCCCATCGCAATCATGCAAGGGCTGAACGTGTTCTGCAGGGAGCGCAACGAGGCATACGCCAAGAGAGACCGCAAGCTGCAGGAGATTAAAGATTGGGACGACAGATGGAATCCGAACAACATGACTCACGAGGAGGCAATCATCATCAATCAGATGCAAGCCGAATACGCAATGAATACAAAAGAGCAGGACATGCTCACAGAACAGAAATACAAACAGATTTAACAAGAAAAAGAAATGGCAAGTTACAAGAATTTAGAGCGAATCCACGAGATCGCAGAGAGCCTCCCAAAGCTGGAGGACGCAAGAAAGTTATTAGCGGATTTTGGCAACGAGGTGGAAGTCATCGTACACAAGCCGAAAAAGGAGGAGCCAGGGCGCACCGTACAAGGAACGAGCATCATCCTGCCGAAGGACGTGAAAATGAACATTTTGAATGTTCTCAATTTGGAAATTAACAAGCAGAAGGAGGAGCTGAAAGGACTATGATGAAAATTTGGAACCCAGTGGAGGCATACCGTAAGGCAAGCCAGCACAACAAGAACGAACAGATCCGCCACGAGGCGAAGAGCAAGATTTGCATCGGTGACTACACCGACAGCAAGGGTGTGACATACACGGCATTGATGATTGACGGAATCCCCGTCCAGCGCATTACAGCAGACAACATCGTCGAGAGCGAGCTGCTGCTGGACAGCGTCCGTAAGGAGTACTTCAACAAGCGAGCAATCGCAGGATAGAAAGGAGGTAGAATGAAAGATAAAAACAAAGAACGCTTTATCGACATTGTAGCAATCATTTTAATCAGCATTTTATTGTTTATCATGATTTACGTTTAAAAAAAATAAAAAGATGAACAATCAGATATTTTTTGAGAAGGTCGCTGAGATGCGCAAGCACCAGAAGACCTACCAGGAAGCAAGACCAAGCTCGCAGGAAAGCAGGGACGCTCTCATAGCTAGCAAGCGGTTGGAGACCGAAATAGACCAGGAGATAGCGAGAGTGCAGGCAATCCTTGCCAAGAAAGACATCTTCCTGGTTCAGTACAAGGACGTGGACGGAAGCATCGCAAGCAGCCTGGTAGAAGGCTTCGACATGGAGACCCAATACCGACAGGGTTACATTGTCGCCAACATCACCAAGAGAACCGTAACATACAACGGCAAGGATTGGGAGGTGATGACGCTAAAGCCAGGAAGCAGCATGCCAACCACCATTCAAGCGAAAGGAGGTGCATCATAAACAAGGCAGAGCAATACGTCCAGAAGCTGAAGGAATGCCAGCAGATGGACACGGAGGGAGGACACTGCGAAGCAGACAGAATTCTCCTGGAAATCATCCGAAACGAACTCGGAGAAAAGTACAAACAAGTAATTGAAGAATACGAAGCGATACCGAAATGGTACGCATAACCCATAAACAAGAACAACATGGACAAAATCATAATGAAAAATCCGCAAGAGATTATCAGCACCAAGAAACTCCGCAACAAGGCAGCCAACGTTACAACCAAGGACGGGGAGGCTTTCGTATGCGTGACGAAGACAAAGGACGAAAAGGTAGGGCTTTCATGGAAGGGAACGAAGCAAGACTTGCTCAACCTCCTCTTCACAGCCTGCCGCAACGACAAGCAGATGGCAGCACTCATCTGCAGAGCCGCAAAAGACCACATCGACTACTGCAAGGGCACGCACCAGGACTGGGTCAACTTGACAGCAGACATCGTTCAGCTCGACCAAGAGCTCGACACCAACCAGCATCAGGAAGGAGGTAACGCATGAACGAAGAAGAGCACAGAGAAAAAATGATTGACCGCCAATGGGGACTTCTTGCTGCAATCGCCCAGGGCTACTGCCAGAACCCAGAGTTTGCATGCACAGCCTACCAGCCATTGGCAGACATGATTGTCCGAACAGCGAATGCGGTCAAAGAGAGAATCCTGCATGATCCCCGAATCAAAGCAACAGAAGCTATCGAGATAGGCGACGTCATCGAAAGCAAAACGAAGATGATAACCGTAGCAGTTATTAGCACTTCCAAGAATGGCTTGAAGATTTTCAAGGGAGCCACCGACGATGAGCCGAAAGAGATCTGCGGCATTACAGCCCTGGAGGTTGAATACATCAACGGAAGGAAGGTGCCATGATTGAGCCAAAGAAGATACGCAAGGGCGATGTTGTGGCAACCAAGCACCAGAGCATCATCGTAGAGAGAATAGAAGGCGAAGGCGAAAACCTCGCCTTCTATGGCAAGATTTGCAACAAATTCGGATGCCCAAGCGGAAAGACAAGCATCCACCGACACATCTACGCCTCCGTGATTTACAGAGTTACACGAGGAGCGAAAGTCATAATGAAACAAAACGATTAAGAAAATGAAAAAAATCATGTTCAACGACAAATACGGTCTGACAAAGGCAGTATTAGAAGGGCGCAAGACGCAGACAAGAAGAATCGGCTACCAGGGAACGTTTAAGCGTTACTGCAACTGCGGATTCTGCTTGGAAGGAGCGGACAAAAACAAGCTCTTCATCAATGACGGCAACGAGGTGGTAGCCAAATCCAAGTTCAAGCTAGGAGAAGAGGTGGCGATTGCCCAGAGATACATAGACCTGGCAGAGGACGATGAGTTCTACCGCCTTTGCGGAATTCACGGAATGCCGCTGGAGCTCATCAAATACGAGAAAGGCTGCGACAACAAAATGTTTGTTAAGGCAGACCTCATGCCGCACCGCATCCGCATCACGTACATTCGTGTTGAACTTTTGCAGAACATCTGCGAAGAAGACTGCCTGGCAGAAGGTATCGTGGATTTTGAGAGCAGAATAAACAAGGCACATTTTTACAGCATCACAGATGAATCTGCCACCTACGAGACAGCCAAAAAGCCATACTCCCTGCTCATTGACAAGATCGCAGGAAAAGGCACATGGGACAGAAACCCACTCGTTTTTGTTTACGAGTTCGAACTTATCAAATAGCAGAGTCATGGAGGAAAGAAAATACAAGCTCCAGCAAGCCGCAAGCGGAATGCAGGACACCCAGGGCAGCACCTGGATCAACGCCTGGAACCAATACGGAGAGGCATCCCTGTCCGAGGTACCAGGAAGAAAATAACTTTTAAACACTTGACAAAGCAAGAAATTATGGGAAAGAACAAAAAGCGCAACAGATGGAACAGCCAGCCACGCAAACAGGAGAATCCGCTGGCACAGCAGCAGAAAATGGTAGCACCAAAAGCGGTGCGTGATTATTGGGCGAACAACCTCACGCCAGACGAACAGCAGATATTCAACACCCCGATAGCGGTGGCACAGCAGGCAGGAGTCATGCAGCGACTCGGATATCTTACAGCCGCATTCCTTCACATTCACAGCGTACAGAGCCTCCTGTTCGGAGAGATGCAGAACATCGTCGAGGATTGGGGATTGCTCATCAAGGGAGTGCAGCCCGTCATCAATTCCCTGCTGAACAGCGAGGACAAATTCTTCAACGTCATGCACGACCTTGTGAAGAACCAGAGCACAGGCATCAAGGAGACCTACACCCAGGACGTGGACGCATTGTTCGACAGAATCACCCGATGGGAAGGAATCCCAAAGGTCTGGAAGCCTGGCGACGAACAGAAACTGGAGGGAAGAGCGAGAATGGACGACATCATCGGCAGCTTGAAGCAGGGAGTCTTGAAGCTGAAGGAGCAGGACATGGAGCCAGAGCCAAAGGAAGAAGCGAGAATCTTCTACGCCATCGCAGAGATGAACGAGGATGAGACAAGCACCATCATCGAGCAGGATATCGCCAATAAGGGAATGGCTGCCATCAAAGCCAGGAACCTCGCCAAGAAGAACCCAGACAAGATGTACGTCCTTTTCGAGCAGCGCATGCAGGTTCAAGAGACATGCCACATGACACCATTCAAGGCAGTGCAGAAGCCAGCCGACCAAGACGAGGTGGTGAACGTAAAGATAGAACCAATGAAAAAAGGCAAGAAGCCGAAGGAGTAACATGAGCTACATAGACGAATTCATAAAATGGCTTGAACAGCCACACAAGCGAGAATGGAGACCGAAAGAGGTACACCTTCTCGCAGTCACGAACAAGAAGACAGGCAAGGTCTGCGATATTGCCGTGACACACGACGTCCCTCCATTGAAGGAGAGAAAATGGAAACTGCAATGCATGTACCCAGAGAGCGAATACAGCTACGAGCGCATGCAAACCGACATCAGAAACATAACAAAGCCAATGAGTGGAACAGGACATAGACTGCAGAGCACGCCATGCGCACATTGCGGTCACGCTTACGAGAGTATAAACACTTGGGTCTGCGGCAAGACAGGGAAGCCGATATTCAACGGCAACCCTTCCTGCGACAGCATAACAGACAAGAAACAGAAAGTCACATGGAAAAAATAAATTTGAGCGAGGCTATCGAAAAACTTGCAATCGCATACGGAATCGCAAGGGAGGAAATCGAAGCGGTTCTCGAATACTACCAGGCGCAACAACCGCAGGACGTGCCTAAGTTCGATATCGACGATTACTGCAATCGCTACAACATCGAATACTACATAGACCCAGACATCCGAGAGGAAACGAGGGAGCAACACAAGCTCCACCTCCACCACTCCAGCAAGAGAAGCCAGGCAGCGACAGCCAAGCGCAAGAGCCGCCAGCCAAAGGGCAACACTTGGATCTGGAACCGAATAAGAAGCCGCCCGAACACCAAGCACGGCTACCACTGAGAGCCACAGCCTCAAATGAGGGGGAGGGTTTGGGAGGGGGTGCGTGTACCCACATACACGCAAGCAGGCGCACACCCACATGCACGCACACATACTCAAGCGCACACGCATAGGGAGACGCAGGCAGCACACAACGAACGGAATACAAACAGACAGACAGAAACAAAGGAGAAAAAGACAAATGACGAACATGGACGCATTGCTGATTTTAGGCATCGTCGCATTTCTGGCGATGTACGCAGCATGGTTATGGGACGAGGTGAAGAAAGCAACACCCAACCCATACAATAGCGAAGAGAGCCAAAATAAGGGCGCACAAGCGCACGAAATGACCTCGGACGAGGAAATACCAAGCAACGAAACAAAAACGCAGCAGGAGGCAGTAAAATGAGCCACAAGGAACAAATTATCATCGGAATTGACCCAGACGTCGATAGAAACGGCATCGCAATGCTCGACATGAGCACCCACAGCCTACAGGTTCAGATGCTCACCTTCCCGAACCTCCTCGACTTCATCAAGGAGAAATACCGCCAATTCGCAGAAATTGACAAATGGGACTTCAAGGTCATCATCGAGGCTGGATGGATGAACCGAGGCAACTACCACATCCAAAGATGGCAGGGAAAGCAGGGCATCGCCAGCCTGGGCGTCGACCAAGGACGCAACGAACAGGTCAGTAGAACCATCGGGCAAATGATGGAGCATTGGGGCATCCCCTACGAGTTCAAGAGACCGCTACCAAAGTGCTGGCACGGCAAAGACCGCAAGATCACCAAAGAGGAGCTGGAGGAAATAACTTTACAGAAGCTGGGCAGGCTCAACCAGGAGGGACGAGATGCCGCCCTGCTCGCCTGGGACTACGCTGGGCTGCCAATGCGCATCACGAGCGCAACCCTCCGAGGGCAGCCTTCACCGAAAAACCCCATTTTTTCACGGAAATAGGCACAAATTGTGTTAATTTTCTCCCAAAAGTGATTATATTATAACCACTTTTTCTTAAATTTGCGGCATGAGACAGAAGCAAGACAATACAAAGGACGTCCGAGAGGAGCAGGAGCACCTCTCGGATTTCATGGGTGATATCGGCAACTTCGACCTCCCAGACCTCGACCTCAACCTTGTGGACTTCCTGCCATCGGACGAGACGGAGGAGACAAGGTACACCCTGCCAAAGGTGGTACCGATGAAGGAGGACTTCGTGATGTACGACAATGCCCAGAAGATGGCGAAGGAGCTGCGCCTGGGATTCGGGGAACGCTTCGATGCATTCGTGAGCGGTTCCTTCATATTCGGGGACTTCATCGAGGCGTACCTAACAACCCAGCGAGCCTGCGCCAAGAAAATGACGATAAGCACGCTTTCGCTTAGCCAGAACAACGTGGACAGCCTGCACACCCTCATGGATAAGGGCTACATCGAGGAATTGAACCTCATCATTAGCGTTTATTTTTGGGGCAACGAGCGAAGAAGCCTGGTTCCGTACATTTACAAGCAGCTGGACATTGGCGACCGATTCCAATTAGCGGTGGCAGGAGTACACACCAAGACCGTACACTTCAAGACCCTGGGAGGGCGCAAGATTATCATGCACGGATCTGCGAACCTCCGAAGTTCGGGTAACATCGAGCAGTTCACCATGGAGGAGAACCCAGAGCTGTACGATTTCTACGATGACCACTTCAGCAGGATCCTCGACAAGTACGCCACCATCTGCAAGCCGATACGCAACAGCAAGGCGTGGGATCTGTTCACACGGATGACATTCAACGATAAAAGTTAAATTTCAAAAACAAAGGAGAACGAGCCATGAGTAGTAGCGGTTCAGAACACAAGAGCGGAGGCAGCGTCCTCCACGGCAGCACCAAGGCGTCTGGGCGAGCAAAGAGCGTCCTGCCATTCTCCGCATTCAGCGGTGGTGCCGCACCATTTTAACAACAATTTCAGACAGAAGAGGCGAGCCTTGAAGAAGGGCTCGCCTTCACTGCTTAAACCAACGAAAGACAAAAAAGCATGGACACGACAACAGAAAATATTCAGAGAAGGGACATGGACATCACCCAGATCCACCCGAACCAAGGACAGGTGGAAGGGCTGCCTAAGAACCCACGATTCATACGAGACCCAAAATTCAAGAAGCTGGTGAAGAGCATACAGGACGACCCCGAGATGCTGGAGCTTCGAGAGCTTATCGTTTATGACACCCAGGATGAGCGAGGATTCGTCATCATTGGCGGTAACATGAGATACGAAGCCCTGCGCAAGCTGAAGTACAAGACAGCCGTCTGCAAGATCCTCCCCCACGACTTCCCGATGGATAAGATGCGACGCATCGTCTTGAAGGATAACTCCAGCTTCGGAGAGACGAACTTCGACGACCTCATCAACGATTGGAAGCCAGAGGAGATAGATGCAGCTGCCATCGACGTACCAGACATTCCCGACCCAGAGGAGGAAGAGGAAGCGAAGGACGATGGCTACGATGTGGCTGGCAACACGCCAAAGAAGGCGACCAGCAGGACAGGCGACATCTACCAGCTCGGCATGCACCGCCTCATTTGCGGAGACAGCACAAAGCAGGAATTCCTCGAAGCCCTCATGGACGGAGAACAGGCAGACCTGCTGGTAACTGACCCACCATACAACGTGGACTACCAGGCGAAGGGAAAGATGAAAATCGCCAATGACCACATGGCTGACGAGAACTTCGTGGCATTCCTAACGGACACCCTGCAGAATGCCAACGACAGCATGAAGCCAGGCGCAGCCTTCTACATTTGGCACGCTGACTCGCAGGGCTTCAACTTCCGAACAGCCGTGAAGAACATCGGATGGGAGACACGCCAATGCCTCATCTGGAACAAAAACAGCCTCGTCCTCGGTCGCCAGGACTACCAATGGAAGCACGAACCATGCCTCTACGGATGGAAGGAAGGAGCTGCCCACTACTTCACCAACAAGCGAAACCTCACCACGGTGCTCGAGCAGAAGCTGGACATCGAGAGCATGAGCAAGGCAGAAATGAAGGACTTGCTCCAGCAGCTATTCGGAGGCGACATACCGACAAGCGTAATAGACTGCGACAAGCCGAAGAAAAACCCTGATCATCCAACCATGAAGCCTGTACCGCTGATTGGCAAGCTCATCAGCAACAGCAGCAGGGTAAAGGATATCGTCCTCGACATATTCGGAGGAAGCGGAACCACCCTCATCGCAGCGGAACAGCTGGGCAGGTGCTGCCGCATGGTGGAGTTCGAGCCGATATACGTGGACGTCATCATCAAGCGATGGGAGGAGTTCACCCAGCAGAAGGCTGTCCGCATCGGCAACATCCTGGAGGATAAGCAGCGAGAGGCAAGCACTCTGCTGCCTGCCCAGGAACCTGCCGCCACCAAAACCAAAAAATCGAAGAAGAAGGAGGAATAAGCAATGCCAAGAGGAAAAGAGACAATGACGGAAAGCCAGCTCGCCAACATAGAAAGCCACAAATGGCAGAAGGGACAGAGCGGTAACCCGAAGGGCAAACCGAAGGACAGGGTCAAGGCACTTTTGAAGCAGGTGCTCCCAAAGAGCAAGCTGAAGAAGAGCGAAGGACTCACCCAGGACGAAATCAACACAATCGAGAGAAGCATCCTCGCCATGGAGCTGTCAGACTTGCAGGTATTGGCGAAGGCAGACGAAACGCCAGCCTACGCTAAGACGCTGGCAATGGCTGCCATCATCGATATGAAGAACGGCAAGACAACCACCGTGGACAGACTCATGGACAGGCAATACGGCAAACCGCAGCAGAAGGTGGACATCACCACCAACGGCAAACAGATCCAGCAGGGGACACCGCTCACCAGGGAGGAGCAAATCGCATATTTGAAGAAGCTGGAGGAGGAGTACTAGCATGATGCACGACACCGAACTGCAAAAGATGTGGGTACTGCAGAACCCCCTCAACTTCACTCGGTACTTCTTCAAGGAGAACGGAGGCAAGCGGTTTATTGTCGGACACCACCACAAGAGAGTATGCGATGCGCTGGATAAGGTGCTGAAGGGCGAATGCAACAAGCTCATCATCAACATCGCACCACGATACGGCAAGACCGAGCTGGCGGTTAAGAACTTCATCGCCATGGGACTCGCAATCAATCCAGCCTCCAATTTCATACACCTCTCCTACTCCAGCGACCTGGCAGTGGACAACTCCATCGCCATAAAGGACATCGTAAACAGCGAAGCATACCAGGCGATGTTTGAGACCAGGGTGAAGTACGGAAGCGACACCAAGGCGCAATGGGACACGGAGCAAGGTGGTGGAGTTTACGCAACCTCCACCCTCGGACAGATAACAGGTTTCGGAGCTGGCGAGGTGGACAGAGTGGACGAGCATGGCAACCCACTGCCCTACCGATTCGCAGGAGCCATCATCATCGATGACCCTATCAAGCCAGAGGATGCGCTGAGCGACGTGGTGCGTGAGCGAGTGAACCGACGATTCGAGACCACCATCCGAAACCGAGTCAACAGCCGAAACACGCCAATCATCATCATCATGCAGCGACTCCATGAGCATGACCTTTGCGGCTACCTCCAGGAGATAGAGCCAGACGATTGGACGGTCGTAAGCCTGCCATGCGTCACCATTGACGAAGACGGACACCGCCAGCCGCTCTGGGAATTCAAGCATACCCTGGAGGAGCTGGAGAAGATACGCCTCGCCAACTCCTTCGTTTATGAGACGCAGTACATGCAGAACCCGACACCAATCGAAGGTCTCATGTATTCCCATTTCAAGACCTACGACACCATGCCGATAGAGGCACACCTGCCAAGGCGCAAGTGCTACATCGATACAGCGGACACAGGAGCCGACTGGCTCTGCGCCATCTGCTACGAGGAATACGAGAGCGGATGCTACGTGACGGATATCGTATTCACCAACAAGAGCATGGAGTACACCGAACCTGCCGTCGCAAGAATGCTGGTGCGGAACCAGACGCAGGAGGTCGTGGTCGAGAGCAACAACGGAGGTCGAGGATTCAGAAGGAACGTGGAGAAGCTGGTGCGAACCCTTGGCAATTGGGACATGGTCTTCATTGACCTGGCACAGACCGCCAACAAGCAGACCCGAATCTTCACGAACAGCTCGAAGGTTCAGAACATGGTCTTCTACCCAGAAGGATGGGAAGACCGCTGGACGCATTACGCCAACGCCATGAAGTCATACCGTAAGGAGGGAGGAAACGAGCATGACGATGCGCCCGACTGCACCACAGGCATCGTGGAGCGTTTCGGATTGTTCACATCGGCAGAGATTACGGATGAGGAAGAAGAGGAAATCGAGGACGAAGTTTATTAATTTAAAAACATAGGAGACAAAGCAATGCCAGACATTAGAGAAATTATCGATAGAGAGAACAGACAGCCAGGAGCGATCATCGAGGACTTGCGACAGAAGAACATCGAGGTCATCCCATGGAAGCTGCTCGAAAAGGAGTACAACCCCAAGCTGCACCCTGTTTACACAGACAAGAACTACAGAGACAAGACACGCAGAGGCAAGACCGAGCGCATGACAAGAGTGACATACAACATTCAGAAGCTGGCGGTGAAGCGCATGAAGGAGCTGATGTTCACAATCCCCGTCAACCGCAAATACACCACTGCGGATGACGACGAGAAGAAGGCAGCAGCCATCATGGAGGCGATTTTTCAGAAGAACCGAATTAACGCCTTGAACCTTAAGCGTTCCCATAAACTCTTTGCGAGCTGCGAGATGGTCACCATTTGGTACGCCCAGCTGCAGGACACCACATACGCAGGCTACCCAAGCAAGCTGAAACTGCGCTGCCGCACCTTCTCGCCATTGGACGGAGACATCTTGTACCCACTATTCGACGAATACGACGACATGATAGCACTCAGCGTCCAATACACCAGAAAGAAAGGGAACGACACCGTAACCTACTTCGATACCTACACCGATGAGTTCCACTTCCGCTGGATCAATATGAACAGCAACGGATGGAAGGAAGACATCGTACCAGAGCCTATCAATATCAAAAAGATAGCAGGCATCTACATACACCGAGACCTCCCGATCTGGGAAGACCAGAGCGACAACGGCTACGAGCTGGAATGGACGGAGAGCAGAGCTGGCAACTACCTCCGCAAGAACAGCCGACCGACATGGGTCATCTATTCGGACAGCCAGAAGGTGACGGCTCCAAAGAACAAAAAGCAGGAGCCTACCGACGACAATGCAGGACGAAACGTCCTCCGATACGGCAAGGGAGACAAGGCTGGGTACGCAACCTGGAGCCAGGCTACCGATGCACAGAAGCTATTCACGGAAGAGCTGAGACGCAATATCCACACCAGCCTCCAGCTGCCAGACATGAGCATGGAGCAGATGAAAGCCACCCCGATGAGCGGAGAGGCAAGAAAGATGCTCTTCATCGATTGCCAGATGAAGGTCACAGACGAAAGCGGAGATTGGCTGGAGTTCTTCGACAGAGAGGTCAACGTGGTACGAGCTTTCTGCAAGATCATGTACCCAGAGTTGGCGCAGGCATTCGAGACATTGACCGTCACCAACGAAATTACAGCCTTCCAAATCGATGACCGCAGCCAGGAAATCAAGGACATGAGCGACGCAACAGGTGGAAAACCTATCGTTTCACGCAGAACCGCCATACGCAGGCTCAAAATGGTACCAGAAGAGGAGGTCGAGGAGGAAGAGAAGAGAATCGAACAGGAGGAGGCAATGGCTAACGATGCCTTCACCAACGAACCAACCATGTAAAGGATTAGAATATGCCAAAGACGTTCACCATAGGCACATACGATAAGAAGCACAAGGAGAACCTCGCAAAGAGAGCCAGGAAGGTGCAGCAGCTATACGATGCAGCCATCAAGCGCATCGCACAGGCAGCTGCGCCCTCGCTCTTTGATGCCGACCCAAAGAAAGAGTTCCACTTCGAGGACTTCCCTGCCTTGAAGAAGGAGATGGAGGCACTCATGCAAGACCTCGGAAACAGCCTCCAAGCCAACATCGAGGACGGAGACCAGGAAAGCTGGACGCTCTCCAACACCAAGAACGACGCAATGGTGGACTCCATCATCGGCAAGAAGCATCTCCCGAAAAAGGTTGTGCAGGCATGGAAGCACCCACACCTGGAAGCACTCAACGCATTCATCGCACGCAAGGAAGCAGGAATGAATCTCAGCAGCAGGGTCTGGAACCTCACACAGCAGTTCAAGAGCGAAATGGAGCTCGCCCTGGAATTGGGCATGGGCGAAGGAAAGAGTGCTGCCGCTCTGAGCCGAGACGTTAGAAAATACCTTGTCGAGCCAAACAAGCTATTCAGAAGGGTACGAGATAAGAGCGGAGCTTTACGCCTCTCCAAGGCTGCTGCAGCATACCACCCAGGGCAGGGAGTTTATCGCTCCAGCTACAAGAACGCCCTCCGAATGACAGCGACCGAGAACAACATCGCCTACCGCACCGCTGACCACAACAGATGGCAGGCTCTCCCTTTCGTCATCGGCATCGAAATCCATATCAGCAACAACCACCCGACGGAGGACATCTGCGACCTATTCGACGGAAAACGCTTTCCAAAGGACTTCAAGTTCACAGGATGGCATCCATGGTGCCGCTGTTATGCAGTTTCCGTCCTCGCCAGCCAGGAGGAGATGGACGCATACACCACCGCAATCATGAACGGAGAGGACGTGAGCCATTGGAAGTTCACAGGGCAGGTGGAGAAAATGCCAAAAGAGTTCGACAAATGGATGAAGGACAACCAGCAGCGCATCGCCAGCGCAAAGAACATGCCCTACTTCATCAAGGACAACTTCAAGGACGGAGATCCTGCCAAGGGACTGCGATGGGAAGGCGTGGAAAAATCCAACAAGAAGGATGATGCAATTGTGGCGACACCGAAGAGCAAGCCTACGGACGAATGGAAGGACATCAGCAAGAACGACAGAGAGCTCCTGGAACTCGTACAGACAGAAGGCTGGACGGAACAGAACCAAGACCACTATCGTGACTTGCTCGACAAGGCATACGACGCAGAAATGAAGAAGGCAAATCTCAAACCGACAAGACTGCGCACAAAAGCAGAGGAGGATGCCGTCGATAGCTTCAGACAATGGGGATTTGAGGAACTTAATGAGGCTCTACGAGCAGGAAAACCACTTACTGCAAAGCAAAAGGAGGTACAGGAACAGATAGACAAGATAATGAGCAGAACAACGCTGAAAAAAGATATTGTCGTATATCGAGGAACAAAGGATGCTCCAATAGATATCAATCCAGCATACTCCAGCACGACAACACGAATCACCATCGCAGAGCACTTCTCGTCTGAAATGTACGGTTCAAAGCACCTGTACGCATACCGCATACCGAAGGGTACGCACTGCCTGATCATTGGAGGCGCAGAGGATGAAATCGTTCTGCCACGAGGCTTTAACCTTGGGCAATACAAGATAGGCGCAAAGAAAACAAGCCCTGTAATCATCAAGAAGCCAACAGCAAAGGAAATCGCTGCCAAGCGACATGCAGCGAGAACCAGCGAACAGATAGATGATATCAAGGACGCATGGAGAGAAAGAAGACTCGATGCATACGACAACCGCTGCGACCAATTGATGAAGACGCTCACATATAGCCAGGGACAGACACTCCCAGCATTGACGAAGAGACAGATAGCCCTGCGCAATGCCATAGGCAAGGACGCATCCGTGAAAGAGGTCGAGGCTTTGTTTGCTAAATTCGAGAAGGGCGTGAAAGCACAGAACGAATGGGATACCCAGGTATGGGGTAGCTTCAGCAAGGAGCAAATCGCCAACATGAAGGACATCGAAAAGAGCCTCGGAATCAAGAAGGGAAGACCGATGACCTACGAGGAAGCAGACAGGCAGAGCGCAAATCCTCGACATGTAAATGAATACATCGCTGATGCAAGTTCAAGAATAAAGATTCGAGGAACAAACATTCATGTCAGAAAGAATCCGCTGTACGATGCGGCAAAGCACGAGCAATACGGCATAAACTGCCAGACATGCGCACCAGCTTACGCATTGCGAGAATGGGGATTCAATATTTATGCAAAGGGAAACACGAAGGCATTTGGAGACTTATCCAACTATCTCAGCAAGGGCAATAATTGGCTGGAGACATGGACGGAGAAAGACGGATCAGCAGTAAGCATAACCAGCTTTAAGGACTACCTAAAAGCGCACCCAAGCTGGAAACACATGACGCAGCAAAGATACCTCCAATACTTCGATGACGTTTGCAAAGAAGAAGGAACATACGAGGTCGGTCTAAGCTGGGAGCCTAGAGGTGGACATTGCACAATCGTAAAACGATTCAGCGATGGAAGCATAAAATACATAGAGCCACAGGAAGACAACTCCGAAGGAAGCGGATTCGAGGAAAAGGACATAAAATACCTTTGCGCAAATATGAGAAAAGACCCAATATTGAAAGATGGAGCAATAAAGGTCAGCGACAAATTGCTGAACATTAAATACGTTTCAATCTTTCTTAAATGACGAAATGACATCAAGCGCAATAAAACCGCCAACTTTGGTAATTTCACCATTTGAATCAAGAACGAGAGCGACAGGGAAACCTGTCTTCTCGTTTTTTATGTAGGCAGAGAAACACGAAGCTCCGTCCTTTTCCCCAATTGGAGAAACGGAATAAGCAGAACCAAGGTTCTGGCTAACGAAATCTAATATTTTCTTTGAAACCTGCATAAGCCAATTTTTGCGGCAAATTTACGAAAAAAGCCCGAAACACCCAAGCGAAAAAGCGGTTATTTTCCGATTTTAAGGTTAATTCACGTTAAAAGTGATTACCACATAACCACTTTAACGAAAAAAAGCCGTAAATTTGCGCCATTACAAATTTGTATAACCAAAACGTAAAATTTATGTTTGAAAAGATTTTAGCAGGACTCAAAACCAAATTTCCTGGGGTTGATTCCAAAATTCTAGAGCGGATAGCCAAGAAAAAGGCTGAGACGACAACCACGGAGGACGAAGTGAAAACCGTCGTAGATGGGGTGACCTTCCAATCCATCATAGACAGCGAAGGCGACAGACGAGCGAACGAAGCCCAGAGTTCAGCCGTTAGCAACTATGAGAAGAAGTACAAACTGAAGGATGGCAAGCCTAGCGAGCCACCACAGCAAGACCCACCACAGCCGCCTACACCGCCAGCAGGAGGGGAAGACAGCGAGGTGTTGAAGATGCTCAAACAGATCCAGCAGGACAACCAGCAGCTGCGAACCGAAATCAATGGCATGAAAACCAAGGAGCTCGGCAACCAGCGCAAGGATAAGTTCAGCGCATTATTTGAAGGAGCATCCGACAAATTGAAGGAACGCTACATGCGAAACTACGACCGACTCACCTTCAAGGACGACGAGGACTTCAACGGCTGGCTCGACCAGCAGAAGCCGTTCATCGAGAGCGACATCAAGGAGGAGAAGGCGCAGGGTGCCAAGACCACACCACCTGTCGGTGGCAAGCGCAAGCCAGGCGAAGAGGCAGACCCAGCGGTCACCGCTTACCTTAATGCAGAGGCAAGCCGAGAGGCACAGACGGCATCGCCTGTAATCATCGGACTCGCACAACCAGCGCAGCAGGCACCACAGCAGTAGCCAAGTTAAACATTTAAAAGGGAAAAAGCCATGAACAGAATGTTCAAGCACCAGGACGCAGCTCCAGCCGACCCTATCATCTTCGAGACAATCACATCGGAGAAGCCAGGAGGTGGACTCGTCAAGAACCCAGAGTTCGATTTGAAGCCAGGTCTCGCAATGGGACAGGACGCAAGCGGACTCTACGTCCCAATCAAGGGATACCGCCTCGTAACAGAGTGCAAAGATTCTGACACCACTATCAAGATTGCCAAGGGTAGCGGTATCAAGAAGGGAGACGTAATCGCCCACGGCAAGGTGGGTGTCGCCTGCACAGAGGTCGACACCACCACCAGCGACGATTACGATGTTGTAACCGTGACGATGGGCGTGGCAATCGCCCAGGACACCGTCCTCTACCAGGCAGCCAGCGCAGCGGACGGAAGCAAAGCAGAGGCTGCACCAATCCACAAGCCAGAATACATTCTCGGCAATTTCATGGGCAACCTTGGCAAGGCTGGAGAGGGTGACTTCGAGGCTCGACTGATTAGAGCCGCAAGCCTTCGCAAGGAGACAGCACCTGTCGCTGCCGAAATCGTGGATTTGATGAAGGGCATCACGCTCGATTAATTAATTAACACAAAGGAGAAAAGAAACAATGGAAGCACCATTATTCGACATTGACATCCCTGGAATGCAGGCAACCGTCAACAAGTTCCAGCCAGGTACAGGTCTTGCATGGGCTACCCTCTTCCCATTGAAATACACCCGAAAGTTCGATATCAAGGGCTTGGAGGGTGACGAGGGAATCCCTGTAGCTGCCGATCGTGTCGCATTCAACACCAAGGCTTCAAAGAAGACACGCCAGAAGGTCGGCACATGGAGCGGTAAGCTCTCCAAGTATTCCGTGAGCCGAGACAAGGACGAAATCGAGATAAATGAATACCTCGATGCACAGACACTCGCAAACTCAGCAACCGAGAACCAGCAGGAAAAGCAGGAACTCGTTAACATGGTTTACGATGACGTTTCATTCGTCCGCAAGGCGATGGACTACAAGGTGGAGCTGGACTGCATGCGCATCGCATCAAGCGGTGTACAGACCTTCCCAGAAAAGATTGAAGGCGACATGGCATCACAGGACATCATCGACTTCAACGTACCGAAGGGCAACTTCATCGGTGTGAAGATTTCGGAGGTCAAGGCAGGAGCTGTCGTTAAGAAGAAGGGCTACGAGTGGAGCGATGAGGAGAACGCAGACGGACTTCTCGACCTTGCCAACGCCCAGGACATGATAGCAAAGCAGGGACTCACAAAGCCACGCTACGCATTCATGGAGAAAGCGAAGTTCCAGCAGCTTGTAGCGCAGAAGAAGACCGCCAAGCGTTTGTACCCACAGGTCAACGACCTGTCCATGATTACAGCGGACATGATCACGCTGGAGAAAATCAACGCCTACAACGCAAGCCCAACCAGAGGCTATCCGCAGATTATCGTCCTCGATACCTACGTAAGCCTCGAGCACAAGGACGGCAGCAAGGAGACCATCAAGCCATGGAACGTGAATGTGGTTACACTTTCACCAACCATCCAGCTCGGCTGGACTTATTACAAGAACGTCCCAATGGTACAGAACACCGCTGCCATGCAGGTTTATGGCGGTTTCTTCAAGGTGACACGCTACAGCGAGGTCAACCCACAGACCGAGACCACCATGGCAGAGGCATACGTTCAACCAGGACTCATCAATCGCAAGTCTCTCGTCTTCTTCAACACCGCCAACCAGACCTGGGCGAACGGAGAGGCGAGCGCATAACAACGTTTTATAAACAAGCAGCATGAAGACAAGCAACGCAATTAAAGCAATGAGCAGCTACCCGATACCAGCAGCGACGATTGAGAACATCATCGATGAAGCTGGGCTGGATGCAGATGCTGACATCACCAGGGAGGTGCGAGCAAGCAACGAGTTCAAGAAGGCGAAAGCCCTCACATACGCCTTTCTTGCCGAAGCTCCGAACATCACCCAGGGAGGAATCAGCTACACATTCAACGAGGACGAACGCTCACGCTTTGCCAAGAAATCGAACAGCCTGCTAGCAGAGCTGGGAGAGGACGAAGCAGGAACAGATATCCCATGCGGCTACATCGGGGAGGACTTCTGATGATTATACAGAACGGCTTTCTTTTTACTTACGATACCACTGGAGGGGGAATGCTTCACGGCATCCCCCAAAAGGTGGAAACCAAACTGAGCAACAAGGGCATCCCTTGCAATATCGTAAAAAACAAGAGCGACCACCAAGGCACGTACCAGGACGGCAAGTTCAGACAATTTGCAGCCAAGGTATTAATCGAACCGCAGGACTTCACCGCCAAAAGAGTGAAGCTAACCGACAACCGAGGCGTGGATCTCGGAGAGTTTGAAGTGCAGGACATCACCTACCTCGAAGCAGTAGAAGCATTGCAGATCACCGTCTAAAAGATTTCACCATGCCAATAAAACCCAACTTCACGCAAGCAGACATCCGAGCAAGGATGAACGCCATGATAGAGAACAGGAAGCAAGCCATCATCGCCCAGCTTTTCTACATTGGGGAGGAATGCCTGACCCAAGCAAGGAGCGGGCACAAGTACTTGAACCAGACAGGCAACCTATGCAGCTCTATCGGCTACTGCGTCCTCGTGGATGGCGAAATAGTACACGAGGGAGAATGGAAAGCCGTGAATGGAGGCAAGGGCGACGGGACAGAGGGAAAGAAACAAGGCGTAGCTTTTCTTCATGAACTTGCGGCAAAGCAGACAACACAAGGCATTGTTTTTCTGATGGTAGCAGGAATGCCATACGCCCAATACGTCGAAGCCATGAGCCTCGACGTTCTCGATACGAGCGAGCAGATGGCAGAACGCAAAATCAAGGCAATGCTTAACCGATTATTCAAAACGAAGTGACAATGGCAAGCAAAGGAACGACAACAATAGAAATGGACATGTACGCAGCCCTTGAAGAGCTGATGGGAAGTACGATAAGAGGAACATTCTACCCCAGCGAGCTGCGACCTATCGAAGCCAATACCGAAGACGCAGTCCTTACATGTTCTAATGCCACAGCAGGACAGATCCAGGAAGGCAGGGCTAGGCTCAACATATACGTCCCCGACATCAATAACGGAGGAGCGAGCCTGGTACCAGACAAAGCCAGACTGATGGAGCTGGAGGCAATCGACGAACAGGTGCTGCAGACCCTTAATGATTCCTGCACCGCCTACATCTTCGACAAGTTCCAGGCAACGGCTACCATTGCGGTACCAGAGAGGAACGAGCACTTCGTTAATATCGGAATTCATTTTAAATTAGCAACATTTTAATAAACAAGGAGAACAAGCACATGGCAGAATCAAGGAAAATCATCATGGCATGGGGCAAGTGCAAGGTCGAGATTGGCGACACAGGAGAGAACGATGCATTCGCAACTACACTCTTCAATGTAGGTACCATCAAAGACCAGACAACGAACCTCTCGTCCAACGATGGCGACCAGCTGCAGATGAAGGCAACAGGAGGCGAAGTCGTGGGACAGGAAGACCTCGAAGGAACACTCCAGGTGGAGACTACCGTCATCGAGCCAACTGCGGAGCTTTACGAGAAGCTGGGCATTGCAGGCAAGGACACTGATGGCGAACAGAAGGTCAAGACCCACATTGTGCCAGGCGACAAATCGATTAAGATTACCCCACACAACAAGGGAGCGAGAGGCATCAAGGCTCCGCTCTGCCGCATCAAGGTAGCACCAGCGATGGACGAGCAGAACGGTAACGCCATCAAGATCACCGCTTCAATCTTCAAGACAACAGGCGTACCAGAGACACCAGCATCGGGTGACACAGAAGCTGTTGATAACAACTATTGGTACTCCCGTTTCACAACCAAAGAGGCTTTGAAATAACCCATAATTTCATCCAAGAGCAGGAGGAAGCGACAGAGCCACCCTCCTGCTCTTTCACTTTAATCACAACATGGAAGAACAAAAGACATTGGAACAGCAGGTGGTCGATACCATCCTCCAGCGCAAGACAACCTCCCTGGAGATAGACGGACGCACCTACGAGATACCAGCACCGACACCAGCGACCATAATGCTGGTGAGCGAGGAAACCTCGAAGATGCCGTTAATCAATAAAGAGACGAAGAGCATCTTCCTCGAGACCCTCCGAACCGCCAGGGACTGCAAAGCCATCGGACGCATTGCCGCCATATTGGTGCTCGGAGCAAAGCGCATACGAGAAAACCACCAGGTCGTGATTTCAGAGACGAAGAAATGGAGCTGGCGACGTTTCCGATTCACCAAGCACCAGGAGACCATGAGCGAGCTGGACTTTGTAGCCATGCGCATCATGGAGGACATCACGCCAGCAACGCTGAACGAGACCATCACCAAGCGACTCATGGAGATGCAGCTGGGCGATTTTTTCGGGCTTACCACTTCCCTATCCGAAATAAACACGCTGGCGAGAACCAAGGAAGTGGAACAGACAGCCCCTGGTCAATAATCATCGGCTGGGCGAAGAACATAGGAGCCACACCAGAGGAAATCCTATACGATTACAGCTACGCCAACCTTTCGCTTTATTCAGCAGCGACACCGCAGTTTGATGATGAGCAACCACCAAAATGGGATGCGAAACTCGACGCAAACAATCCCGAAAATTTCACAGATGACGAAGACGAAGAGGAAGTCTTCGTAAAGGAGTATTAAAATGGCAGATTTCGACAACGGAAGAGAAGGATTCTCGATAGGCATAGACGATTCACAGCTCCAATCGGACGCTGAGAAGGTGGTGCAGCAGTTCGACAACATCGGAAGGCGAGCCACACAAGCTGGACAGAAGATAGACTCAGCATTCGATGGGGTCAGCACAGAAGCCCTGCAGCAAGAGACGAAGGCAGCGGAAGACAAAATCCACGACCTCGGCAACGCTACCAAGAGCGAGACCGAGAAGATGGACGCAAGCCTCAAAAAGATTGCTGCAGGAATCGGTGCGTACTTTTCAATCCAGCAGCTAACCCAATTCGAGAGCAAGGTCATCAGCATAAGAAGCGAGATGGAAAGCCTGCAGACCTCCTTCAAGACCCTGGCAGGAGAACAGATCGGTGGCGAGCTTTTCGAGCAGATAAAGGAATACGAGCTGCGCACCCCAATGATTATGCAAGACCTCGCATCAGGAGCGCAGACAATGCTCGCCTTCAACATTCCTGCCCAGGACGTTATGCAGCACTTGAAAGCCATTGGCGACATTTCCATGGGCGACAGCGAGAAGTTCAAGAGCCTCACCCTTGCCTTCTCCCAGATGAGCGCAACAGGCAAGCTCATGGGACAGGACTTATTGCAGATGATTAATGCAGGCTTCAACCCATTGCAGGTGATTAGCGAGCAGACAGGCAAGAGCATCGGACAGCTGAAGGAGGAAATGGAGAAAGGCGCAATCTCCACCAAGATGGTGCAAGATGCGTTCCACGCAGCAGCCAGCGAGGGAGGTCAGTTCAACGGAATGCTCGAAGCACAGAGCAAGACCTTGAAGGGATCGATATCCAACCTTGAAGGAGCCTGGCAGTACATGCTCAACGACATAGGCGAAGCACAGGAAGGACTCATCGTAGGCAGCATCGACATGGCACAGAAGATAATCGCCAACTACCAGCAGGTAGGACAGATTATCATGGGATTGATTACCACATACGGAATCTACAAGGCAGCGGTGGTTACAGCCATTGCAGCCGAGAAGCTCCACATCGAGACGCTGACCATCGCCAAGGTGCGAATTGCCGTCGTAGAGAAGGTGCAAGCCGCCCTCAACGCAACGATGCTCGCCAACCCATACGTAGCAGCAGCCACCGCCCTCGGTGTATTGGTTGGAGTATTGGTAGCCTGCCACGACAGCACCACGGCAGAGGAAAAGGCACAAGCCGCCCTCAACGAGACGATGGAAACCGCAAAGCAGAAGCAGCAGGAATACAACGATGAGACAGACAGAGCTATCGAGCGAGCACAGCAGGACGAGGATGCAACCCACGGACGCAAGAAAGCGATGGATCTGCTTATTCAGAGATATCCAGCCATCATCAAGAAATACATAGACGAAGAAGGACACCTCCGCAACATACTAAAACTAAAACAAGAGATTGCAGCACAGGATGGACTTAACAGAGTGCGGAGCCTTCAGACAGACAAGAATGACGCAGACAGAGCCACACGAGCCTTCAAGCTGGAACAGCAGGCAAGAAACAAGGCTGTCAGCGCAGGAATGGGAGCCAGCCAATACAGGCAGTTCTTAACAGGCTCGCAGCAAGCCGAAGTGGACTGGGCAAACAAATGGTACAAACAGAAGACGAACCAGCCATGGTACCGAGGAGCCACCATCGAGGAGCAAATCAAGTTCTCGAAGGATTACAGCGTCGGAGCCAACAAAAACGTCGCCAGGGAGCTGACAACACAGAATGCGGATAAATTCGCTGAGACATTCAAGGACATGACAAAGCAGCAGCTGCAGCAGGTCATTAACACGCTTACCAAAGGCAAGAGGACAGGCAAGAACGTCCGCTTCAACTTGAAGGGTCTCGGCAACTACGCATACAGCCAGAACGATATCCTGTCCATGCTTACCAAGGCACAGGGAATCGCAGCAGCAAGAACCAGGTCGAAGACCACCTACAATAAATCGGATTGGGAGAAGCAGCAGAAGGAGGCGCAAGCCAAGCTCGACCAGATGGCAGACAGCCAGAAGGGAAGCAAGGAATGGAAACAGCAGGTCTCACTCGTTAAGGAAGCGCAAGACCACATCGCCAGCAGAACCGTCTCCACGCACCAATCGAGAACCACGGCAGCGCATAAGCAGCAGACCGAAGCCGAGAAAGCAGCCAAGGAGCAATCCAAGGCTAACGAGAAGACGGCAGAGGAGAACTACAAATACAGACAGCAGCAGGAACAGCAGCAGAAAGCCAACCAGCTGCTCCAGGCACAAGCCATCGTGGATGCCATGCAGGAGGGAGAGGCGAAGAAGCTCGCCCAGCTCGACCTCAACTACAAGAAAGAGAAGGATGCCATCGACAAGGAGGAACAATCGCTCCTCCAGGCAAAGATAGACCATGCGAAGAACCTATGGGACGCAGATCCAAAGCATGAGAACCAGGGATTCTACGCAACAGGACAGCAGAAGGGCATCAAGCTCACCGATGAGGAGAAGGCTGGCATCACCGCCAAGAAACAATCGCTGGACGCAACAACAACCCAGCAGAGGAGCGAGCTCATCAAGGCATTGCTCGATAAATACGATGACGAGAACGAGAAGGCAGAGAAGACACGCAAGGCTATCACGGACGACATCGTCCAGCTCACCAAGCTGAGAGACGAAGCAGAGAAGCTGGGACAGAACGACATCGCCAAGAACTACGAGCACAAGAGGCAGCAGGCAGCACAAGCCCTGGAGGAGAACATACAAAGCGTTTACCTCGAGGAGCTGAAAAAATCCATTGATTGGGATGCCGTCTTCAACAACCTCGACCGACAGACCACCGAACAGCTGAAGGCAACGAGAGACAAGCTCACCTCATACAAGAACAGCAAGGAATACCAGCAGGCGACACCAGAAAACAAAAAGGTGGTCTCCACGGCAATAGACCAGCTCAACGATGCCATCATCAAGGGGAGCGGAATATTCGGCAACCTGGCAGAGAACTGCAAGGCATACGAGGAAGCCAGCGAGCGATACACCACCGCCCTGCAAGAGCTGAACATCGCCCTATCGGAGTTTGATGACATCGAGGACAGCGACGCACCAGAAGAGGCGAAGGAGGCTGCGAAAAAGAAGGTCGAGGCTGCACAGAAGAAGGCAGACGATGCGAAGAAAGACAAGGACACCAGCAAGGTGAACCGAGACAAGAGCTTCGATACCACCACGGACAACCTCATCCAGCTATCGCAGGCAATAACCCAGCTGGGCAGCACCAGCGAGATGAGCCTTTCAGAACTTGGCAACGTCGCCAGCAATGTAGCAAACGTATTCGGAGAGGCAGGCTCTAAGATAGGAGGCATCATCGGTGCCATCCTTTCATTGTTGGATGCAATACAGAAGCAGGGACTCTTCAAGTTCGTAGGTAACGTTTTTCAATCAGCATTCGGAGCGGTCGGTGGAGTTTTCCGAAGCCTTACAGGAAGCAAGCTATTCGGTACCGACACCAGCATCGAGGACACCATCAGCGACCTGACCCAATCCAACCAAGACCTGGAATCAGCCGTAACAAGGCTGACTGAGGTCATGAAAGACAAGGCAGGACAGGAAGCAACCGACACCTACCAGCGAGCAAAGAAGAACCTCGAAGATGCCACCGCCAACAAGCAGCAGATCCTGCGAGATACAGGTGGCGCATACAAGAACGGATTCATCGGCATAGGAGGAAAACACTCCTCCAACGCACACATAAACGATTCCATGAGCTCCGCTGATTGGCAGCGAATCAGCCAAATCACAGGAGAGAACGTCCGCTCAGCCTCGGACTTCTGGAACCTTACCAGCGAACAGATGGCGAAGGTGGCAGACGAAGCGACAGACCTGTGGTCTAAGATTAAGAATGCCAGCAACGACGGCTACAAGAGCAACGCCAGCAACATGGATGAGTACATCGAGTATTACAAGAAGCTCATCGACTTGCAGAATGACTACAACGAGGCAGTGACGAACCTATCCTTCGACAACACCAGGGACGGATTGAAAGAGCTGCTGAGTGACACCACCAAGGGCGTGAAGGATGCAACCAAGAAGGTCAAGGAATACATGGAAGAAGCAGTTCTTACATACATCACCAAGACCACCCTCGCCAAGGATATGCAGGATTGGTACACGCAGTTTGCAAGCGCAATGGCAGACGGCAAGCTCGACCAAAGCGAAAAAACTGACCTCCAAAAGAAATACGAGGAAGCATACCGTAAGGGAGAGCAGGCAAGAGACAACGCCTACGCTGCCGCAGGAATCGACCCAAAGGAAGACTACACGCAGAGCAGCACAAGCGCAACTCTCAGCGGTGCTACGCAAGACCAGCAGGACGAGACAAACGGCAGGCTTACCAGCATACAGAACAGCCTGTCCATTGTTGCGGACGCTGTCCAGCAGCAAGCGGAGAACAACGCCATCATTGCCAACAGCGCAGCCATTATCCGCAGCAACATGGACGACATGATGGAGATGCAGATCCAAGCCGTCGGGTACCTGGAAAAGATAGAGCGACACACCAGCGAGCTGCCATCGATGAACCAGAAGCTGGAGAAGATAAGAAAGAACACCGAAAAGTTATAAGGAGACAGAGGCATGAACAGAAAAGGCGAACTATTCATTAACGACATGGACGCATTCGGCATGTGGGGCGTTTGCTTAAGCGACTCCTCCCTTTGCTCCCTGGTAGAGCCAGAGCCGCTGAAGGATGCGGTCAGCAACAAATCCTCCACGGAGGACGGAAAGCAGATACGCAAGGAGGCGAAGCCAAAGGTGGACGAACGGGACATTACCCTATTCGTCCAGCTTTACGCAACCAGCAGGGACGACATGTTCAAGAAGCTCATCGCATTCAAGAAGGAATTGAAGAAGCGACGCATCAACATCAGAACCAAGTACGAGAAGGACGTGGTGTACAGGTGCGATTACAAGAGCTGCAAGCAATTCAAATCATATTTCAAGGGAATGGCGACATTCAGCCTCACGCTGAACGAGCCGAACCCAGCAAACAGGGGAACCAAGGATTCGGACAATTATGAAGATACAGCTTTATAACAGGGCGCAAGCCAAGGCATATACCATCCATGTAGGCAGCGGAAGCACGTATACATGGAAGAAGCAGGAGGAGGAGTTCATCACCGTGAACTTTTCCAGCGATTCCGTCCTGGCATTGAAGAAGGGATTCTATACCAACATCGAAAGTCTCGGACGATTCGAGGTCGTGAACTTGCCTACACCAACCAAGGCAAGTAAGGACATCGGCTACGATTACGAGCTGCGCCTAGACCGCCCATGGTATAAGTTCAAGAACCGCATCATCTTCTTCAGAAGAGGAAGCGTGAACGGAAAAGAAGCCAAATGGAGCCTCACGGACACCCTGCAGGCGCATGCAGGTATTCTGACGGACAATCTAGCCAACATCGGCTACACCTACGCAGGGAAGGAATACCTCGTTTATATCCACGATGACGTAGAGAAGAGGAACGAGGCGAAGCTGATAGCATACGACAGCACCACCCTGCTATCGGCACTCGACAAGATAGCCGAAGCGTTCGATACGGAATGGTGGATAACCGAGAATACAATCCATTTCGGCAGATGCGAGCAGGGAGAGCAGACAATAACGCTGGAGCATGGCAAGGAGCTGAACGGACTGAGCAGAAGCGAGGACAGCGAGGAGCATGGTACTCGCCTCTATGCATTCGGCTCAAGCCGCAACCTCAACCAGAACTACAGGCGTAAGCTGAAGAACCCATTCACGATAGACGGATTCCATACCCTCTACGGCACGAAGGTAAGATTCACCACCAACAAGCCGAAGAACTTCTTCAGCGAGAAGAAACGTATCAAGATAACCAGCAGCAGCAAGTACGAAGGGCAGACATTCACATTCAAGGTCGTAAGCGGTTCATACACCAACCCTGCAGCAGGACAGACGGTGTCCTGGAATAACCCAGTCTTCGAGATTGAGGTGGGCAGCATGATAGATGCAATCGGATTTCAGAACGGAACAGGCGTTCAGTTCATCATCGGAGACGAAAGAAGTGGACAGACAGAGGACAGCAAGACTACGATGGTGAAGGTGGAGCGAGACAGCTACCCTATTTTCAGTTTCAAGAACTTGCAGCTTCAGAAGAAAGCAATCACCCCAAACACCAGGTTGACGCTGGCAGACAAGACGGAGACAGGTATCGAGTTCATCGGCATAATCTCAGACGGAACGAGCAGCGTGAACGACGGCAGGGACTGCTACGCATTGACCGGCAAGACAAAACAGCTGGCAGGAACCAGCCAGCAGGTCACACTCTCCCATCTTGCCATGGCATACGTCAGTAAGCTCTACACGGAGCCGATAGACGGACAGAGCGAGGTAGCGATACAAGGCGTCAGCGACACCATCCTCCAGCTGCCAATCGGCACGCCATACATTGACAGTGACAAGAACCTGGATCCAGACGACATCACGGAAATCGTTAAGACATACGAGGACATCTACCCAAGGGCACTACTTACCATTACGGAGGTAACGGAGATAGCAGCCAAGACCACCGACACGGACACAGGCAACGTGACCTATTGGACAGCATACCGATTTAAGGCGAAGCTCCAGGACGGCTCACCTTTCGTTTTCGACAGCATCTACGAGACGCAGGAAGATAACAAGCCGCTGAGCATCCACTTCGAGAGCGGTAAGCTGAACGGCATGGACTTCGAGGTACACTTCAACCCAGATGCAGACACGGACGACAAGCAGCTCTTCGAGATTACGAGGAACGACACATACACCCTCGAACTTCCGAACGAGACAATGAAGCCAGCGGTCGGGGACACGCTCTACATGTACAACATGGACATTACCTTCATTGATGACGAATTGGTGGAGGCAGCGGAAATGGAACTGAAGGCAGAAGCCGAGAAGGACATGAAGAAGATGAAGGTGGACAGCGGTACCTACACAGGAACCAAGAACCCCGTCCTTTTCGGACAGAAGGGAATCGAGCTGACATACGGCAGCAAGGTGAAGCTCGTAGCACCAGAGTACTTCGATAAAGAAGACCACGCAAGGGAAAGCCGAATCATCGGATGGGAGCTAGACCTTGAAGACTTGACGCAGGGAGAGCTCACTATCGGAGAGAGCAAGACAGGAAGCAGAAGCGATACACTCGCTGAGACAGTAAGCCAAATCGTTTACAAGAACGAGCAGATACAAAACCAGCAAGAGCTGCAACTTTCCAAAATCAGAAACCTCATAGACACCATCGTCGGAAAGCGATTTCTATCGAAACTTGTAGACGATACAGCAGAAGGCATCATAACCTTCTTGCAAGGAATCAAGCTCGGCAAGGGAGGCGAATATTCTATCGAGGGCAACGGAAAGGCAAGCCTCCGTGAGGTTTTCGCCAACGCAATAAAGGCAGCGAAGACCATCAGCGTAGGCAATAATTTCTATTTTGATGCGGACGGAGAATTCAAGTTTGACAAGGATGGCAACATCATCGCCAATAGCGTTACAGCAGGAAAGCTGGCATCAAAGGACTTCAACGAGAACGAGCGAAAGGGGTTTGTCATTGCCGCAAAGGACAAAGAGAAAGGGACATACAAACTTTGCATCGATGAGATAATCGCATGGGCGATGGCAACCGTAGGAGCATTGCACGTGAAAGGCGCCTCAACCTTTGATGGCGACCTATTCAGCAAGGAGTTCATATCGGGATTCCTTGGAGGCAAAGGATGGGGCATCTACAACAAGCCTATCACAAACGCTGCAGGGATGCAGGAAAACAAGTGGACAGGAGAATTCGATAACCTCATTGTTCGAGGCTCGCTCCGAGTTTACGAAATGATTATCTCCCAACTTTTGGGCGAGAACGACAACCGCATCTTCACAGGAATGATGGAGGTAGACCATTACGACGCAGAGACAGGAATCGTCTATCTCGACACGCAGGACGGAAAGCTCTACAACCCTTTCAGAAAGGATGACTGCATCATGGTGCAGCAATACAACGGAATGCCGAACAGCAGCAACGACTATTATGTCACCAAGAGCTACGAGCTGATAATCACAGAAGCTGGGTGCGGAAGCACAGCAGATGGAGAGAACCGCCTGGATTGGGTGAAATTCAAGAACTTCACCAGCAGTGTGGCAGAGGCAACACCAGCCAACTTCATCAAGAAGAACGACACCTTCGTCAGAGTTGACAACTTAAGCGACCCAGGCCGCAAGGGCATCATGCAGATTATCACGGTAGGAACGGCAGCTCCATACCTCGACATTCTATACGGATTGAAGACCGACCCAGACAACAGCTTGAAGGGAAGGCTCGGCAACTTGCAGGGAATACATCACCGAACATTCGGAGACCTTGATGGTTTCGGAGAATTGCTGCAGAACCTCTACGCAACAGGCGACATGATTCTGAGAAGGACAGGAGAAAGCGTCGATACCAAGTTCCAGATGCTCAAGAACCAATTCGCCACACGCTTTGCACAGACAACCTACGAGCTGACCAACGAGGACAACTACATCCATAACGGAACATTCCTCGCAGCGATAGGGGCAACAGAAGACAGCCTCACGATTGACGGATGGAGTATTGACGATAGCGATGAAACCGCCATATGGATTTTGAATGGAGCACCTGTAATGGTGAACGGACAAATAACCACCAGCGGCAACAGACGAATCCTCATCGAGGAAACCGAAGGCAGGAACATGCTGCGAATCATCAACTGCGGACTGACGCAAGCCAACGCCCTCATCCGACAGCCAGGAACACATAAGGAATACACCAAGCCATCCGAGACAAAGAACGAGGATGAGATGGGGACAACAGGCGATGGGTTCACAGAGGTGCAGGACACGCTCTACATCAACGCAAGGGTTTATGCAAAGACAGCAGGAACGATGACCATCGGCTTCTCACCAGCAACAGAAGTCGGAGGAAAGAAGAACGAGTTGGCTGCACAGAGCATAAAGATTGCCTATTCGGGAGAATGGCAATTCGTAAAACTTGAAGGTAAGTGGAACGGCAAAGGGAACTTTGTTCTCCGCTACACAGGCGACATGTTGGTTTCATTCCTTGCCGTGACAGACAAACCGATAGACAACCTGCAGAAGACCGTCAGCACCCAAATCATACAGACAGCGACCAACATCAAGCTGCTGGGTGAGAACATCGACAAGGTCAATGGAAAGACAACACAACTCGGAATCGAGCTGGACGCAGAGAAAGAAGCGATTCGCTTGTACGTTGATACGAAGGACGAAGCACTGAAGACAGACTACACCTCGCAGATTTCCATCACCAAAGAGAACATTCTGCTGGAAGTTACCGAGAAGAACAATGCGCTAAATGAAGAATTAAGTTCAAAAATCAACACAGAAGCAGGACGCATCGACCTGATCAACAGCAGGCAGACGGACACCGAAAGCAAGATTTCGAGCATTGAAATAAGCATCGACGATATAAAGTTGGAGGTTTCGGAAGTCAAAAACACGGCAAACGACACAAGTGCTGCCCTGGCCAACTTGACAATAACCGTCGATGGCATCAACACCGCAGTCGGTAAGGCAGCAACCAAGGATGAGCTGGAAGCAAACGTCAACACGCTGAACGACACCATGAGCAACCTGCGAACAGGTGAGTACTACGAGCAGGAAAGTAACCCGTGGCAAAAATGGACACCAGCCGGAACCGAGTACAAGCATAACGGTGCGATTTGGAAGTACACAGGCAAAGACGATGGCTGGCTTATCAAAGGACACATCTACCGATACAAGTGCTACAAAGATAGCACGGTGAACAGCAAATACGCCTGGGAAGATGTAACCAAGACGGAAAACGCCACCACCACGGTAATCCAAAAAGCAGATAGCTGGACGGAAGCTGCTGGACGATTCGATGGGAATGGAAAGTTGAAGGATACAAGTTATCTGATGACCACAGCCGACAAAAACGAATTGGTGAGTACTTACTTCAACGACAATGGCAGCATAAAGAACACAGCAGGACTTGTAACGACAAGCGCATACGCAGGACTCTTCTTGCAAGCCATGCAGGACAACGGAGTGATGACCAGCGCAGACATGAGCCTATATGTGACCAAAGACAGCGGAGGTTACATCACCAACGCCAAAATCAAAGCTGACCGAATCATCCTCGAAGGAGCAATAACCGCAAACGAAACTTTCAAAATCGATACAGACGGATACATGCAAGCCAGCGGAGGAACCATCGGAGGATTTGAAATTGGCTCGAACCACATCGGTACAGCCAAGAAGGCCACATCGGGAAGCGGTGGAACAGACATCGGCTACGGAACGGAAGGACTTATGTCGCTTTACAATGACAGCATCATCTTCAATGGAAAGAACAGGCAAGCCATCCTCGGACAATGGTCTGCTTTAGGAGCACCAATTATGATGCGAATCACAGACGAGGTTCAAGACTTGATTGGGAGATACGGAGCGTTAATCTCAGTTAGAGGGTCAATCACACAAAACACAGCCTTGGAAATAGGAGGTGGACACGTGGCTGGATTCAATACAAAAACATTAGTTTCAGCATTTGCTTACGTCACACAAACCAGCGCACCAACTCGCTTAAACGTGAATCTCGATAGAACGATAGGCTCTGCCTTCATTTCGACACAATACTATTGGCGAGCCAAGGCAACAGATAGCAATGGAAAGGAAGTCGACTATCAAACCAAGACACGAGATGTTTATGTTTATTTGCCAGAAATGAATCACTACGACGATGGACACGTCATTCACATCAAGCGAGGAATGAATAGCAGCAACAACGTTTATATTGTGCCAGGGAAGTCAAAGAATTTATTATACGCAAATGGCTTTGGTGGCTACTACACTACAGAAACAGGCAACACCTACATTTTCTATGATGCCAACAGCTACGCAACGAGTTCCGAGCCACTGAAAATTGAAAGCGAGGGTGACGCAATGACGTTTATCTATTTTAAGGATTTGCAATTAAGAGTTACAAAAAATAACATAACAACCACATACAAAGGATGCTGGGTACAATGGAAGAACCCAAGAATGTGGTAAAAAAAAGGAGACAAGACAATGAAAAGAAATTTTAAGGTAGCCATGATGGGCTACGACAAGAAGGAGTTGAAGAACGAGAAGGGCGAGACCCAGATGATGAACGACACCATCGGGCTCTATCTTTACACGGCTGGAAGCAAGAAGCCTATGAGCCAGGAAGACAAGGTGCGAGCCTATAAGCTGAGCCTTCAGATGCAGGAGCATCCAGAGGAGGTCGAGCTTACAGCCGAGGACATGACCCTCATCAAGGAGCTGACCAACGAAGCCCTTGTTGCTGGAGCATTCGGACAGATAGTCCAAGTTTTGGAAACAGAAGTTTAACCCTACAAGGAGCAACAAGATGAAAACAGAACAGCAGACAACCACCGTGAACTTTGAGGAAGTCAAAGCCACAGGCAACGTAGCGGTGAGATTTACGAGAACCACCATCGGGGACATCGTGAAAATCACAGGCCAGGTAAGCAAGACGGAAGAGGCAACCGAAGAAAGCCAAAAGACCTCATCGCAGAACGCTGGCTACATCAGCATCAGCGATGGCAACACCATCTGCAGCTTGAAAGACCAGATTCTGACAGAGGAAGAGCAACAAGCCATCCTCTCAAAGATTTTGGAATGGAAAAATGAGATTCTGAACACTTAACACCAGCAAGGGAGGCAGGTAAATGTTAGAACAGAAGACAACCACCAACGAAGAGCTTGAAGCCTTATGCGCAGCCCTCCTGCCAAAGTTCAACGAGTACTTGATGCGCCACAGCAAGAACATCTTCTCTTGCGAGTTGGCGACATCGCTCGACGGCATCAAGACAATGCCAGCCCTTTACGACTTGGACGGAGTGCAGAAGCAGGTCATCGCCCCACTCTCCCTGTTGACGAAGGACGTGGACATCGAAATCGAGGAATCGAAAAAGGCAACGGCTGCAGCAAATGCAGCCGCAGGAAAAGCCAACGATGCAGCAGCCAGCGTCACAAAAGCCACAACCGACCTCACGGCAGAGCGCAAGAAGGTGGAGGAAGCGGTCAACGCAAGCAAGACCCAAACGGAAGCA